TACGGATGGCCGCTTTAATGATTTGATTTTTGAAGTTTGAATTTTGAATTGCAATAAACATTTATTAAATTACCATATAGCCATTAGGTGTCCAGGTATAAGTAAGACACCAATACACCGATTGCCATAGAGCTGTGAGGGACACCGATTCATTTCAACATGCCTCGTTTATTTAAAATATATGCCAAAAATTATTTCCTGACATATCCCAATTGTTATCTCTCTAAAGAGGAAGCACTTTCCCAATTAAAAAACCTAGAAACCCCAACAAATAAAAAATACATCAAAGTTTGCAGAGAATTCCACGAGAATGGGGAACCACATCTCCATGTGCTTATCCAATTCGAAGGCAAATACCAATGTAAAAACCAACGGTTCTTCGACCTGGTATCCCCAAACAGGTCAGCACATTTCCATCCGAACATTCAGGCAGCTAAGAGCTCAACAGATGTCAAGACCTACGTGGAGAAAGACGGAGAATTCATTGATTTTGGAGTTTTCCAAATCGATGGCAGATCAGCTAGAGGAGGTCAGCAATCTGCCAACGACGCATATGCCGAAGCACTCAATTCAGGCAGTAAATCCGAGGCCCTCAATATATTAAAAGAGAAGGCCCCAAAGGACTATATTTTACAATTTCATAATTTAAGTTCAAATTTAGATAGGATTTTTAGTCCTCCTTTAGAAGTTTATGTTTCTCCATTTCTTTCTTCTTCTTTTAATCAAGTTCCAGATGAACTTGAAGAGTGGGTCGCCGAGAACGTCATGGATGCCGCTGCGCGGCCTTGGAGACCGGTAAGTATAGTGATTGAGGGTGACAGCCGGACAGGAAAGACCATGTGGGCCCGTTCCTTAGGCCCACATAATTATTTGTGCGGCCATCTTGACCTCAGTCAAAAAGTATACAGCAATAATGCTTGGTATAACGTCATTGATGACGTCGACCCGCATTATTTAAAGCACTTTAAAGAGTTTATGGGGGCCCAAAGAGACTGGCAGAGCAACACCAAGTATGGGAAGCCCATTCAAATTAAAGGAGGCATTCCCACTATCTTCCTCTGCAATCCAGGCCCACAATCATCATTTAAAGAATATCTCGACGAAGAAAAAAACCAACCATTAAAAAATTGGGCTATTAAGAATGCGATCTTCGTCACCATCCACCAGCCATTGTTCACAGATACCCATCAAAATACAACACCACATCGCCAAGAAGAGGCAGGTGAGGCGTAGAAGGGTCGATCTGGACTGTGGATGCTCATATTACATACACTTAGACTGCATAAATCATGGATTTACGCACAGGGGAGTACATCACTGCGCTTCAAGCAACGAGTGGCGTTTATACCTTCGGGATAACAAATCCCCTATATTTCAAGATAACCAAACACAATCAGAACCCATTCAACAACAAGTACAACACACTAATATTCCAAATCAGATTCAACCACAATTTGAGGAAGGAACTGGGGATTCACAAATGTTTTCTCAACTTCCGCATTTGGACGACTTTACAGTCTCCGACTGGTCATTTTTTAAGAGTATTTAAATATCAAGTTTGTAAATATTTGAATAATTTGGGTGTAATTTCTTTAAATAATGTTATTAGAGCAGTTGATTATGTATTGTATGATGTATTTGAAGGAACAATTGATGTAGCTGAAAATCATGAAATAAAATTTAATCTTTATTAATTTGTTACAGCATCATAAAAATAAATACGTATTTTCAATGTAGCGTACACTGGGTTAGAAGCATGAGTACAAGCCATATACAATAACAAGGCATTCTCAGTATGATTCTCATACTTCGCCTGCTCTTGATGATTATAAACTACATGGGTATTAATTTTAAAAAATCTCTTCAGCAAACACTGCTCCTTCATCCCTGACGGACCTCCAACAACCGTAGCATGAAACTTCCTCATTACTTGATACCTATCCCTTAAGTCGTTCTTCACCGTAGCAGTACTGGGTTCATTATCAAACATGTTAAAAACTTGACCAAAATCCATAGGACTAGTTCCATAAGGCCTTCGGTCTCGAACAAGGAAAAACATAACCTGGTTAGTATGATTTTGTTTTTTTATATTTTCATCCATCCAAATCTTCCCTAAAATATAAATTGACTTAATACAAAAACGTTTACCAACTCTATGAGTAATACCAGAACCCCTAGTAACATCACTAACACAACGCACAACACCGGTATGCTTGACGTCATCACGCTGCTCATAGGACTGAACTTTACAGGGACCTTCACAACCCGGAGGTACATCAGGGCTTCTGTACATTCTGTACATCCGCGGCTTTCGATACATGGGCCTGTAAGTCCATGATCGACGCTTGATGCCTTGGACAGTGGGGGCAGCAGCACGGCTGGTATACGGGCTGTCGAAGTTCAGTCTTCGACGAACCTTCGAGACGGGCGTTGAAATTAGTATATCGCCGGTTCGCTTCGGCATAGTCACGAGCACGAATGACGGAGATGAGATCCCTAATTAGGTCGTGACCAAGGGTATTAGGTTCGTAGGTTTCTTCAACTAGCTGCAAATATTTAATTGCGAGCATGCATCGGAGACCATGGACAGAATCAGGAAATTCATTTAATAATGGATCCCACATTTTGTGGTATTTTTAAAACTTAGTGAGCAAGTTTATAAGAAAGCTAAACAATTATTTAAGCTTTGAGGCTGGAATTTCATTGGTCGACAGAAATTACTGCGTAGGACCCACTTCTTTATCGGGGAGCGCGGCCATCCGGTAATATTA